TATGAGGAACGTCAAGACGAAATCATGAGTGCAATGCGCTCTGGTAAGTTTATCTATGATATGTCCTAATAAACACTTGACACTAAGACATTAATAGATAAAACTATGGGCATGTGTAGTGCTAGGTATCAACTACCTACACATGCTTTAACTTTAAGCACTAACCACTAATAGAACTACCCGATAAAGTATAGACCCTTTACTGCTTGACCGCAAATCTAGCAATATAGATACTCTAGAAAGCTATTGGCCTCTTGTGTGGATATGATGTTTTACTTCCCCCCACTGTCATATCTATAGGAGAAATTATTATGGCATTTACAAAAGCATCAGGTTATACAAACCTGAACCAAGGAAACTTCTCATCTGAGATCTTTTCAAAACAAGCACAGTTAGCATTTAGAAAATCTGCTGTTATTTCTGCAATCACAAACTCTGACTATTTTGGTGAGATTTCTGGACAAGGCGACTCAGTGCGCATTCTTAAAGAGCCAGACATCACTGTTAATTCTTTAGCTCGTGGTACTGCAGTTTCAACACAAGATTTAGTTGACGCTGACTTCAAACTAACTATCGATAAAGCTAACTACTTTGCATTCAAATTGGATGATATTGAAGAGGCACATTCACACGTAGACTTCATGCGTCTATCTACAGACCGTGCAGCATACAAAATGGCTGACTCAATGGATACAGATGTATTGCGTTACTTGTCAGGTTATACAGCTGCTTCTGCTGTAAACACAACTGTAAATGGTGATAAAGCAAATGCCGCTGCAGGATCAGACGAACTATTAGCTGCAAACAAGTTGAAAAAGGGAGACTTCTCTAATATTACAACTTCATCAGCAGGTGATCACTCTATTCCAGTAGCTCCACGCTTAACAGGTGCAACTGCTGTTTCTGCAGTAGCTGCAACACCATTGCAAATCCTAGCACGTATGTCACGTACAATGGATGTAGCAAATGTTGATACTAGAGGTAGATGGATAGTACTTGACCCAGTGTTCATCGAGATGCTAAAAGACGAAGATTCTCGCCTATTAAATGCAGACTTCGGTGGTGCAGGACTACAAAATGGTTTATTGGCTGCAAACATTCACGGCTTCCGTGTTTATCAGTCAAACAACTTACCAGCAGTAGGTACAGGCGCAGGAACAGCAAATACAGCTAACCAAAACGCTAACTATGGTGTTATAGTTTCTGGACACGACTCAGCAGTCGCAACTGCAGAACAGTTATCAAAAGTGGAAACATACCGTGACCCAGATAGCTTTGCAGACATCTGCCGTGGGATGCATCTATATGGCCGCAAGATCTTACGCCCAGAAGCAATCGTAACAGCTAAGTATAACGTAGCTTAATATAACTATTAACTTAGGGGCTGGCTTTTATGCTGGCCCTTTTGTGTATTTTATAAACAAAGGACATAACCAATGGCTATTACAACGGCGATGTGCAACAGCTTCAAGCAAGAGTTACTTGGTGGTGTTCACGATCTAGATACAGACACACTAAAGATAGCACTTATTAAGAACTCTCCATCAGGAACTTATAATGCATCTACAGCTAATTACAGTACAGTAACAGGTAACTCAGATGAGGCTACTGGTACTAATTATACTACAGGTGGAAACACACTAGCAGGTGCAACTATTGCACTATCAGGTTCAACTGCAACTGTTGACTTTAGTGACACAACTTGGTCATCTGCTACTATTTCTGCAGACGGATGTATAATCTATAACACATCACAGTCTAACAAAGCTATAGCAGTGATTGACTTTGGTGGAACTAAGACATCAACAAATGGTGACTATGTTGTTCAGTTCCCAGCAGCAGACGCATCTAACGCAATCATTCGTATCGCTTAAGGAGCAGTATTATGGCTCTCGTTGTCAAGGATAGAGTAAAAGAAACCGCTACAACTACTGGCACTGGTGCTGTTACGTTGGGTGGCGCTGTTACAGGCTTTGAGTCTTTTAGCTCTGCCCTTGCCAACAGTGATACTACATACTACGCTATTTCTAATCGTGATGCAGACGAATGGGAAGTAGGATTAGGTACATACAATTCAGGTGTACTTACAAGAACAACCATACTAGAGAGTAGCAACAGCGATAGTGCTGTTAGCTTCACTGCAGGTACTAAGGATGTGTTTATTACACTCCCTGCAGACAAGGCTGTTTACTTAGACGCTAATGATGCACTAAGTACAGGCAACATAGTTACAACAGGCTACATCAGAGGTCCTGCCTCATTCACGATAGACCCTGCTGCACATGGTGATGCTACTGGTACACTCATAGTTGCAGGTAACTTACAGGTAGACGGTACTACTACTACAGTAAACTCAGCTAATCTATCTGTAGCAGATCTAAACATTACAGTAGCGCAGGGTGCAGCTAATGCAGGTGCAGCCAATGGCGCTGGGCTTACAGTAGACGGTGCTAACGCTACATTTACGTATGACTCATCTAATGACAGATGGGCTATGAACAAGTCTCTAGCGACAAACCTGGTAGGTAATGTCACTGGAACAGTTTCATCTATAAGCAATCATGACACTGGAGACTTAGCTGAGGGTTCTAACCTATACTACACTCAGGCTAGGTTTAACTCTGCATTCACAGCTAAGAGTAGCAGTGACTTATCTGAAGGTACTAACTTGTACTACACAGATGCTAGGTTCAATACAGCTTTTAGTGCTAAGAACACTGGTAACTTATCTGAAGGTACAAACCTTTATTATACACAAGCAAGATTTAACTCAGCATTTACTGCTAAGTCAACTTCAGACTTGTCAGAGGGTACAAACTTATACTATACTACGGCAAGAGCAAACTCAGCAATAGACGCAAGAGTAACATCATCTTTTGTATCAAACTTAGGTTCTCTAGATGCTGCAACATTAGAAGGCGATAACAAAGCCACCATATTAGCTACTGCAGAAGCAAGTGCATTAGCATTAAGCATAGCATTGGGGTGATATAAACAATGGCAAACGTATTTAAGAACTACACAAGCGCATCGGTAGGTACAAGCGCTACTACTACATATACAGTACCAAGTGCAACTACATCAGTTATGATTGGTTGTAATGTAGCAAATAGAACAGGCTCAGCTATAAACGTAGATGTACAGGCCGCAGGTGTTTACCTAGTTAAGGGTGTACCTCTTCCTGCAGGAGCTGCTCTATCTGTTTTAGATGGTAAGATTATTCTAGAGGCAACAGATACTGTAGTTGTAACAAGTAATACAGCATCTTCGTGTGACGTAATTGTGAGTGTACTGGAGCAAACATAATGGCTGGATATATTGGTAGCAAGGGTGGTGTTGTCCAATTAGATGGATATACTGAATCTCAAGCTGATGCAGAGTTTGTAACTAAAACTGGTGATACAATGTCAGGTAGCTTAGCTATCACTGGTAATTTATCTGTTACTGGTACAGTTGATGGCGTAGACGTTGCTGCCTTTAAAACATCTTTTGATAATTTAAACTTAGATGGTGATTATGTAAACGTTACTGGCGACACTATGACAGGAAACCTTACAGTACCTAATATTATTACATCAGGTAATGTAGATGGTAGAGATGTCTCTGTTGATGGTACTAAGCTAGATACCATAGCAACCAACGCTAATAACTATACACACCCTTCTGCACATGCAATATCTTTTATTACAGGATTACAGACTGCTTTAGATGGTAAAGTAGACGATTCTCAAGTATTAACAAATGTACCTTCTGGAGCAGTATTTACAGATACAAATACAACTTATACCGTAGGTGATGGGGGTTTAACCCAAAAGAACTTTACTACCACTCTTAAATCTAAGTTAGATGGAATTGAATCTTCAGCAGATGTTACAGACGTAACAAATGTTAAAGCGGCTCTTACTGCATTATCTACAGGCACAGACGCTGTAGGTGGCGACTTTATCCCTGTGTATGACGCATCAGCAGGTACATGGGAAAAGCAAACTATTACGAATGCAGCTCTACAAGGTCCTACTGGCGCAACAGGTGCAACTGGACCGCAAGGACCACAGGGTGCTACTGGAGCTACTGGAGCAGCAGGGGCAGCAGGGGCAGATGGTAATGACGGTGCAACAGGCGCTACAGGACCACAGGGTGCTACGGGTGCAGCGGGTTCAAATGGTAGCGATGGCAATGATGGTGCAACAGGTGCTACAGGACCTCAAGGTGCTACAGGTCCACAAGGTGCTACTGGTAACACAGGACCACAAGGCCCACAAGGTGCTACGGGATCTGCAGGTAGTGATGGTAATGATGGTGCTACAGGTTCTCAAGGGGCGACTGGACCTCAAGGTTCTACTGGTCCTCAAGGACCTACAGGTAATACGGGGGCTACAGGTTCACAAGGTGCAACAGGGCCTCAAGGAGCAACAGGACCTCAAGGAGCGACAGGTGAAGATGGCCTTAAAGGTGGTGGTTCAAACTTGATATTCTTTGAGAACGATACTAATGTTACTTCTAGCTACACCATATCAAATGGTAAAAACGCAATGTCTGCTGGACCTATAACAATCAACTCTGGTGTCACTGTTACAGTGGGTGCTGGTGAAACATGGACGGTGATTTAACATGAGTATATTAAAGGTAGATGATCTTGTTGAAGCAACTTCTGGTGGTAGTAAGTATGCGCTACCGAGAGTATGGGTCAATTTTAATGGTGAAGGTACGCTGTCTGTCAGGGATAGCTTTAACGTGTCGTCGGTAGTGGATATGGGTGTAGGCCGCTACAGAGTGAGTTTTTCGACATCTTTTACAAACGCAAGTTATGCCGCTGTTTCAACAGCGGGTGCAAACATATCAGATTACCCTAGCCAAAGCAACGATCAAGACCATAACTCTTTTCATGGGGCAACAACTACGGGCAACGTCCCTGTTTTTTCAGTAGACCACGATGGTGGCGAAACAGACGATTCAGCGTACATGTATGTTATCTGTTGTGGTGATCAGTGATGAGCAACTACAGAGTAATCTTCGAAGACCCAGAGCAACCAGATGCCGCCGCAATGGTGTTAGTCCCTAGTGATAACTGGTTAAATGATGCAATGTCAGGGAAACTACCACCTATATCTGTTTATTGGGAATTACAGGACGACGAACAAAAATCCATCGATGAAGGTAGACATTCTACATTTAAACATGACCCTAGTAAGTGGGAAAAGCAATTTACCGCACCAAGAATAGGCAAGCTTACCGAAGAAGAAGCTATGGAGTACCTTGTTATGAAAGATATACCTAGAAGAGTATGGTCTGTCGAATATAATAGACCCATGTTTAAGATTGTTAAAACAGAACAAGTCCCTAGCGATAGGCATTTTAGAGACGCATGGGAGATGACACAATGAGTACACTAAAAGTAGATACCATACAAGATGCAAGTGGTGTTAGTCAATTTCTTACTAAGGCTTGGGTGAATTTTAACGGCACTGGAACTGTATCTATTAGAGATGATGGAAACGTCAGTAGTATCACAGATCATACAACTGGTAAGTATACAGTCAATACAAGCACTGCTATGCCAAGTGCAAACTTCTCTGCCAACTGTGATGGGTGTAGACAAAACTCCGATATAGCACTTATAGCAGGGCCAGTTCATTTTGCATTTACTACAACCTCTTTTAGAATGAGAACCCTAGAATATGATGCCTCATCTGCTGACAGTTTAAATACATGTGTTACAATAACACACTAAATAAAGGATATATACATGGCAAGTGTAATAAGAGGCAGTGATAACTTTGATAGTAGTGCTACAGGGCCAAGTACAACTTTTGCCGATGTTGGTACTTATGCGTTTGCCAGCATCATAGATCAAGGTGCAACAACTGCTGGAACAACTCGGTCAGGGACGAATGGTGATCCCTCAAATGGATACGGGTCTGAGGCGGGTACTTATGGAATGGCGGGTACGTGGCGATGTATGGGATATAGCGGTTCGACTTCAGGGGGTTCTGGCTCAACACTCTGGCTCAGAATATCTTGATAACTAATTACAGAAATAGGAGGCGTTTATGCCACAAGTAACAATAACAGAAGTGCGTAACGCACAATCACTAAATGCAGAAAACACTATGTTTGAAGTAGATATTAATCATCCCGATTATGGTTGGATACCTTACGGATTAAACCCTGATGATACAGATATGACTGTAGACAACAGCGTATTGCTTGAACTTATTGGCTCAGATTATGCGGCGTATGTAGCACCTACACAAGCAGAGCTAGATGCAGAACTAGCGGCAAACCTAAGAGGTCAGCGTGACCAAAGGTTAGCAGAAGAAGTAGACCCTATAGTAACTAACCCTCTACGCTGGGCTGAACTTACAGATGCTAAACAAGCAGAGTGGACACAATACCGAACTGACTTGCTTAACTTACCAGCACAAGCGGGGTTTCCTAACACAGTTACTTGGCCTACAAAACCAACATAAGGATAAAAGAAATGTCTACCTTTATAAAGATTGGCGCATCAACATATGACAGCGCAGATTATGAGATACCAGCAGAGCGTACCTTTCGAGATGGATGGGAAGCAAACTCAGACACAGGTGTTATATCTGTAAACATGGATAAAGCTAAAGACATTTGGCGTGATAAAATACGTCAAGCTAGAGTAGAACCTTTAGCCGCTTTAGATACAGCTTACATGAAAGCTCTTGAAACAAGTGCTGATACAACACAGATAATTGCGGACAAGCAAGCACTAAGAGATGCACCAGGTTTATCTTCTATCAGTTCAGCATCAACAGTTGATGAATTAAAGGCCATACAACCTGTACCCAATGTGACTATTGAGTAAAATAAAGAATTAAACCTAGAATAGGATAAATAAATGTCAGGTTACATAGGAAATACACCCATACCTCAAGCTACCCAAACAAGGGACAGCTTTACAGCAACTGCTAGTCAAACTAGTTTTGCTACGGGTGGTTATACACCTAACTTTTTAGATGTGTACTTGAACGGTTTAAAACTAAATAGTTCACAGTTTACAGCTACAAATGGCACAGACGTTGTTTTAACATCTGCTGCATCTGCAAATGATATTGTAGAAGTTATAGCTTATACAGCTTTTGAGGTTGCTGATGCTTCGTTTGATGATTTAGCTCTAGGTGGCGATCTGACTGTTGGTGGTACTGTAGATGGCAGAGACATTGCTGCAGACGGTACTAAGTTAGACGGTATTGAGTCTGGCGCTACAGGTGATCAAACTAATGCAGAGATAAGAGCAGCTGTAGAAGCCGCAACAGACAGTAATGTATTCACAGATGCAGATCACACTAAGCTTAATGCTATTGAAGCGAGTGCTACTGCTGACCAAACAGCAGCGGAGATCAGGACACTTGTTGAGTCTGCTACAGACAGTAATGTATTCACAGATGCAGACCATACAAAGTTAAACGCTATAGAGTCTGGAGCTACGGCAGATCAAACTAAAGCTGATATAGAAGGTCTTGGCATTGACGTTCCAGCAACTAATCTTACAGGAACAATCCCAGCGGCTCGTTTATCTACCGCAACAACACAAGCTGAAAGTGATGATAGTACCAAGATAGCTACAACAGCTTATGTAGTTGATAAAATCACAACTCTTATTGGTGGCGCACCTAGTACACTCAATGACTTGAATGAGTTAGCGGCGGCTATTAATGATGATGCTAACTATAACTCTACACTCACAACAGCATTGGCTACTAAATTACCTTTAGCTGGTGGTACAATGACGGGTGCGCTTACAACTACTGGGCTTACTGTAAATTCAGGTGGAGTTTCATCTAACCTGTCAATTAGAAACGGTAGTAACAATTCCTTCTTAAATATATATTCAGACCTTAATGGAGTTGCACTACTAGATGTGGATGGAGCTAACGTAGGGGGTTCTCCAAGATTTCAAATAGATGTAGGAAACGTCCAAACATTTAGAATACAGGAAGGCGGCGATATCAGCTTCTACGACACGTCTGGAAACGCAAAGTTGTTCTGGGATGCGTCTGCGAAGTCTTTGGGTATTGGTACGAGTTCGCCTAGCTCTAAATTAACTGTTTTAAATGGTACTGCTAACACGCAAGTTGCATCGTTTTCTGGGGCAGACAGCGGCGGTGGGTTAAAAATTCTAACTGCGTCTACTACTAGAAGCGATGACACAGTTATTCTTAAAGCATCTGACGCATTTGGCGAAATTGCTTTTACTTCTGATAATACTGAAGTTATGAGAATAACTAAAGATAACAACGTTGGTATTGGTACTAGTTCGCCTAGTGCAAAGTTAGATATACAACAGGCAACGGCTGGCAACATAATTTCAGCAGAGTTTGATAACACTGACTACACGGCAAACAATCGTAATGCTATAAAAATTAGACAGCAGGTTAGTTCAAGCGGTAGCTACTCAGCATATTTAGGTTCTGATAAAAACACAGGCAACCTTTTCTTAGCTAATGACTCTATTACCGCAAACCATTTAGTTATCAACCCATCAGGCAACGTTGGTATTGGGACGAGTTCGATTAATGCTAAATTGCATGTATCTGATGGAGGTGGTGCAGGTCTTGAAGTTATTCCACAGACAGCTAATAACAGAACAACATTACTGTCTTATGACAGAAGCGCAAACACATATCAAACTTTAGACACAGATTCTTCAGATGTGCATTTCAATATATCTGGCACAGAAGCCATGCGCATAGACTCGTCAGGCCACGTAAAAATTAACAACGGCAACTTGCAGATTGAACGCAGTGGTAGTTCGCCATTGTTACAGTTTACCGATACTGGCGTTAATAGTCGTTGGATGGGATTAGTTGATGGTACAAGTAATTTTACTATTTATGGAACTAATGGGTCAACTCAGGAATTAACACTGGACTCATCAGGCAACTTGTTGGTGGGGACTACGACAACTGGTCTTCATACCACTTCAACGGAAACAGGTAGCAGGGTTGGCGATGGCTTAACAATGATTGCTCGTGGTGGATTGTCTGCTAACGTTGGTGCTGTGGGGTACTTCAACCGTTTAAGTACGGATGGCAACATCCTTG